GTGCTATTGCTCAACAATTAGGTTATGGCGAAAAAACTCAACAATTAGCCGATATGGTTGGTTCAGGACTTGTTCCCGCACAAACTGGCATTAAGTTTATTGCAGAATCCAAACTAGCTCAACAAGCTGGTGGAATGTTAGACACCGCAGCTAAAGCCATTTTTCACAAATATGGTTTAGTTAGCAAAATTGCTGATAAATTTTCTTCCGAAGCAAAAATCTCAGGAACTGCAGCAGAGCAAGCTCTTGGTGAAAAAGCGATTACAGCAGGTGCAACTACAGAAGCTCGTGATGCTTTCAAAGCAGAGCTTGAAGCGGCACATGGACAGGGTGCAAATACAAATGCTTTGTATGAAAAAGCTAAAAGTTCTTATGATGAGGCTTTAAGCAAAGCCACCCCCGAACAATTAAAATCTGAATTTGAAAATATTGGCAAAAATCTACCTGCAGGTTCTCGTGCCTCATCTTTGGAAAAGATTAAGAAATTTTTTGTTGATGAAAAGGGCAATCCCTTAAATGGTAATGCTGTAATTAACAACATTAAATCTGACGAATTTAAGGCATTAAGCAAACTAGAACAAGAGCAGGTTCGTAAAGCAGTTAATGACTTTATTCCAGGTCGTGCTGAAGAAGTTGCTCGTAAAGCATTTGAAAAAGAACGTGTTGCTATTGCAAAAGATACTTTGCCTGAATTATTTAAAACTAACAATTTTAAGATTATTAATCAGCAAATGGGTAACTTTGCCAAAGATGAAGCTGGTCAAAAACTATTCAAACAAGAGTTGGCTTATTATCTTAAAGGTCGTCCTGTAGAAGAGGCTAAGAGCCTATGGGCTAATATTGCCCCAAATGTTAAACAGACTTTAATTAAAGACCCAGAGCAATTCCAAAAGATTAGCGATGTTATTAACAATGCTAAAACTGGTAAAGATGTTTCAAGAGCAGTAAATTTAATGTTAAAAGCTGGTTATATGTCAGCCATAGCCGAGGAGAATAAATAATGCCTTTAAAATCTGGTAAATCTAAAGAGACTATTTCTAAGAATATTAAAACTGAAATGAAAGCTGGTAAGCCACAGAAACAAGCTGTAGCTATTGCCCTTTCTAAGGCTGGTAAATCTAAAAAACAGAAATCTAAATAATGTTCATTTTACTTATTGACCCTGCTGGTGCTTTAGTTGACTTTGGTGTCCGTTGTATGGCGGAAGGACACACTGTTAAGCAATATATTCGCCCACATGGTCAAGAGCGTTCAAAGATTGGTAAAGGCATTATTGACCAAGTCTTGAACTGGGAACTGTACATTAAACAAGCAGACCTTATTGTTTTGTCAGATAACGCATTTGAGATGCGTAAATTGGAAAAATACCATGAACAAGGTTATCCAATTATCGGGACAAACGAATTAGGTGCCAAGATGGAACTAGACCGTGATTATGGTCAAGAGATTATGCGTAAGGGCGGATTAGCCGTAGTTCCGTCTTTTGAGTTTCATAACTACAATGATGCTATAGATTTTGTTAAGGCTAACCCTAAGCGGTATGTATCTAAACCATCTGGTGACGCTGACAAAGCCTTATCTTATGTTTCCAAGTCTCCTGCTGATATGGTATTTATGTTGCAACGTTGGAAAGCAAACGGTAAACAACGGGACTTTATTCTCCAAGAGTTTGTGCCAGGTATTGAGTTTGGTGTAGGTGCTTGGATAGGCCCTCATGGATTTAATAGAAACGTTGCCGAAGGGTTTGAGCACAAGAAACTCATGTCCGGTAACTATGGATGTAATACGGGAGAGCAGGGTACTGTTCTTAAATACTGCACAGAATCTAACCTGTTTAATGACACTCTTAAAAAGTTTGAAGATTACCTTTGCTACATTGGTCATACAGGATTTGTAGACTTAGCTTTCATTATTGATGAAAAGGGTGAGCCACGCCCCTTAGAATGGACTATGCGTAAAGGGTGGCCTTTCTTTAACATTCAACAAGCCGTCCATAAAGGCTCTGTTGTCGATTGGATGGTGGACTTAATCAATGGCAAAGATTCTCTCAAAGTTAGCTACGATGTTGCTACTGGTATCGTTATCCCTATTGGGGATTACCCTAGGTCTAAGACTACTGGACGTGACCATTCTGGATTTCCTATCTATGGTTTACCCGACGAGCTTTCAAAAGATTTTGCCTTATGCGAGGTAATGGTTGGCAATGCCCCTCAAAACGACGAGAACGGCATTGTAGAGCGTCCTTGCCTAGTTACTGCGGGTGACTATGTACTCGTGGCAAACGGCACAGGAAAGACCGTTAAACAAGCCTGTGAGCGTGCCTACAAAAATGTCAAGAAAATTGAGATTCCTGACTGTATTAACGTACGAGACGATGTGGGTGAGGGTATGCAGCATCAGATTCCTGCCCTACAAGAGTATGGCTATGCCGAAAATTGGTGTTATGACGAGGCAGACGAAGATTAATGGCAAAGTTAGCACCTCCACCTCCTACTAACCAAGATGTAGCCTCTAGACAGTTCCGTGATTGGTTCTACAGTGTTTTCCAATTTATTAACCAGCAAACTGGTCAATTGGGAACGATGGCTTATGAAAATGCCAATTCTGTAGCCATTACAGGTGGTGCCATTGGTGGTGTGGGTATATCTGGCTCTACAGTAGACGGCACTCCAATTGGTTCTGCAAATCCCTCTACAGGTAAATTCACTAGCTTACAAGCCACAGGAACCACAATCCTTGATACCTTGACTGGTTATCTAAAAGGTACTAGCGGTACTGTAAGTGCTTCAACAACTATTCCCAATACCGATATTACTGGTCTTGGCACAATGTCTACCCAAAATGCTAACAATGTGGCAATTACCGGAGGAAGCATTAACGGCACTAGCGTTGGTGCAACTACTCCTGCTCGTGTCAATACCAATGCTTTTAGAACTACCGCTTTAACTGGATACCTATATGGGAATGGTTCTAGTGACGTAACTGCATCTACCACAATCCCTAATACCGCTATTACAGGTTTAGGGACAATGTCTACTCAAAATGCTAATAGCGTAGCAATTACAGGTGGAACCATTAGCGGAGTCGCTATTACAGGTTCAACCATACCTTATTCAAATGTGACAGGATTAGCTACGGTTGCTCATACTGGCGCATATTCAGACTTAACTGGCACACCTACAGGACTATCTGTCACAATTACTACCGCAAAATTAACCCTTACCGGCACTAATGGAAGTATGACCTTTACCAATGGAATTCTAACTGCACAAACCCAAGCGACCTAATTATGGCTATCAATCTAACCGATGACGAACTCGAAGAACTCGTTGAAAAAGTAACCGAAAAGGTTATTAACAATTTTTACCAAACTGTAGGCGAAGGTGTTGTCACCAAAGCTATCAAAATTATTGGCATGGGTGTAGTTGCCCTATTAATTTATCTTGCAGGTTCTGGACAACTCAATATTAAATGAAAGAAGTGCTGAAACAACTTTTGACCGGCAAAGATAATGAAACCTACGATTTGGGTAGGGTGTCTTGGCTCATTGGTATGGTAGCTGTGATTGGTCTAGCATTCTATGAAGTTATGAACGCACAGGTTAGCTTAAGAGAACTAGCAGAATCCTTAGGAATTGTTTCCGCAGCAGGTGGAGCTAGTGTCGCTATGAAGCAGAATGCGGAGCCACAATGAACTTTTTACTTAAATTAATAGGCGGTATTGGTGGACAAACTTACATTTATATTGCTCTTGTACTTGGTGGGTTTAGTGCTGGCTTTTATGTTGAGCATCTACGTTTTGTGGAGTTCAGACAAGAAGTCCAAATTGCAGGAGAAAAGCAACAGGCAGAGACCGCAGCCAAAATCAAAGAACAGGAATTAATCAATGAAAATATTAAACAAACTTATGAAGCTCGTCTTACTAGCATCCATACTTTCTATACTGGGATGCTCGACTCCCGTAGCGGTGCAGTGTCCAGCGTTCCCAACGCCACCATCACAGTTAATGGAGAAACCCATAACATATTATCTGTTGCCGAGGAATGCTCCGTCACAACAGCACAATTAATGACGCTTCAGGATTGGCTCAGACAACAACAAGGAGTTAATGATGGCAAGTAAACCAGGCTTGTACGCAAACATTCATGCCAAACGGGAAAGAATTAAAGCAGGTTCAGGTGAGAAAATGAGAAAGCCTGGCACTAAAGGTGCTCCTACCGCTAAAGCATTTAAACAATCAGCTAAAACCGCTAAAAAGAAATAGTCAAGACGGCACGAGGGTAATCCACAACCTAGTTATTTTCCGTCTTTCTATCTAGGGCATCAACGAATTGGCAGACGAGGTGGTGTCCCCTCACCCTGCCATCTCTAAAGATTTAGTACGAACTTCTTGAACTCTTTTTGTCCAACCTTTACCAAATGTGGCAAAAGTAGACAATGACTCTAGGAATGCTTGGCGTTTGTCACAAAACTCGTTAATCAGGGTTGTAGGTTTAATTAGATTTATAGCAGTAACAGTGTTATTGCCGATAGCACCATCAGCAAAAACACCCACGATTTCTTGTATGAAACGAGCAGAACGACCCACCCCACTATTAATAGCACAATCAAAAATGCAATAGTCAAGTCCCGAAGGAAGAGCATCTCCGTGTATGGCATCCCAGTAGTTCCTTTTATACAGTGGTTTTACATCTTCTTTAGTCAGGGCTTTCATATCATCTACTGTGACAGGATGTCCAACGAAAGATTCCCATACCTTTTGAGTACATCCCCAATTAGTAGGCCCGCCTGGGTCTTTTGGATTATTAACGAATCCTCCCTCGTTTACGATGACAAGGTCAAATGATTTATCCCAATTTCTGTTCATTGGCTTTCTCCTTGGCTTGATTGATAGCTTGCCATAGTATTGCCATCAACCCTTCTTGGATTAAGAGTTTCATACCATCGGCATCAATATTCAGTTCGCAATCTGCTGACCCATCAGGGTTTTCACAAATCTCTGTCAGTTCTATTTTCATACTTTGAATACCTCTCCACGAAAGAATGCTAACCCCTCGTCTTCATCAATGACTTGTACAAGTTCAGGGGGCATTAGTTGTCCATTACGGAAAGTCAATACTGCAAATCCTGACCGCCAATTGACGGCTGTGTCTTCTAGGTACTCCCACTTATCACCTCCAAGTGCAGCCATTGTTCCGGTGTCAACACCATATTTGTCGCCTGTGTAGTCCGTCCACGGTGTCACTTTTAAGGAATGCAGGTGACCAGTAACCATTGACACTCCGCCCTTCAGGACATTGTTGTATTGTGCATGGATACCATTGTGCCAACGGTGCTTAATCATTGTGTTGTTATTGACCATAATTGACCAAGAATATTTCCAATTAGGTAGGTGGTCGGCTAGAGCAAAGCCCTTAACACCCTCATACTGAGGGAGTACATTAGACAACTTACCGTCAAAACGCAAGTCGTGATTGCCAATAGTGCGGTGCAAAATAGCGTTACCTGAAACAGATTCAATCTCTGCCAAACGTGCTTGAACTTCATCTAACTCCTCCTTGACTGTGGGGCTATCTGCATATCCAATTCTATGGTGAGCACTAATGGTTGCGTTATCCATAATGTCGCCATTCAATACTACAGCTTGTGGTTTAAGGTCTTTAACAATCTTGACAAATGCTCTATGGGCGGTAGATATATAACCAGGCCAATAGTGACAGTCAGAACCAACAACAATTAATCCATCTTCCATAAACAGATTGGTGCGGATTCTATCTTCAGGCAGAATGTAATGCTGCTTTTTATGTCCTCGTTGTGTAGATGTGGCTAGTAGGGTAATCCCTCGTTTGCCTTCAATCCTTGCACGTCTTGCTAAAACATTACGAACATTAATACCCAACTCTTCTGCTAATTTTGTTGCTGATTGATGCTTATTCCATAGTTCTATAAACTGCTCTTCACTTACCGTCGCTTGTACCATTTTTCGTCCAAATAATAGGTTTGTCGTTATCTAAGCTATAAACCTTAACAGGTTCTCCAGAATACAAATCACTTTGACAGGCAGCCCATACCGCTTCTTCGGCTTTATGTCCCAATGCCATGACTGCTAATGCTGCAGCAGTGCCACTTCCAATTGCATCTACGTCTTCGTGTTTCCAAAACTCTAAATCTTTACCTGAAATAAATAATCCATCTGAACAAAGCAACATGAAGTCTGCATCATTCTCAATCTTAATAATTGGTGGCTTACCCTTCTTGCCATCCTTAAAGTATTCAACAACCTTTTGAACACTCATTAAATCTCCGGCACCCGCTAACCATCCCTGAGGTACTTTAAATACCTTGGATAAGTTAAATGCTTTGGTATCGGAATCGTCGTCTGATGTTTGACTATCAGAGACAAGAATCATTCTTTTTGCGTCGCCAACAATAGTAGTCATAGTATAGGTGAGACCAAGAATAGTCTCACATAGTTAGGTGAGACCACAAGGCTAGGACGGAGGGGAACCGTCAGGGGATGAGGGGGGATGAATGCCTGTGGTCTCATTTGTTAGTGTACTTTAAAAGGTTACGTTAGACCATACTGGACACCATTTATTCACCGAACAATAATCCTCACATCGTCGGTAAGTAGCTGGTCTATGTTCCCAAAATTGGTCAGTGCCGAGTGTAACATTTTCTTGTGACGGATATAGCTTAATTGCCCGCTTTCCGCCCTTCTTCATCAAGGCCCATTGCTCAGGTGTAGCCCATCTTTCTTCATCTGTACACATGGGTGGTTCGGATAATTGATGCAGTGCAATACGCTCTTTGACATAAGCCTCTGCTTCGTCTAGTGTCCACATCCTGACAGGTAAGGTCATTATGGGGCGAGCAGGGTAATCAGGGTTCTTCTGTTTCTCTCTTGGTCGCCAATCACGGAAGATGGTAATAATCTGTAACTTGTCAACTTCGGTGTCGTTTTTATGCAACAGCCATCTTAGGACATTCAGTTGTCTTTCCCACTCAATTTTACCTGCAGCACCATAGACGGAAGTGACCTTGTAATCAGATAGCGTAGAACCCTCTAAAACGTCGAATGCACCGCCTAATTTCCATCCAAGTACCTCGGCATATACTCTCTCCTCAACTCGTGCTGTACGCCCCTTATAAGCCATTTCTAGCAGGTGGTGGACAGAGCTTCCAAATAACGCCCAAACACGGTCAGAGGCATCCTCCTCCATCTCCTCATAATGCTCTCTACCTAGCTTCCTGATTAAAGGTGGCTGAATAAGCTGAGTGACGGTAATGTCGCTACTACCAGGCGTATATCCTGTATTTTGGACTGCATTGACTATTGGGTCTGGTAACCCAAATTTATTGGTAAGACGCATAGTTTTCCTTAGGTGGGCTACTCACAGACCCCGAATGTATGTGAAGCAGACAAATGTCCGTTTTCGCCCGTAGGTGGGGTACTCGTTTCTTTACACTTTCCCCCGTAAATCAAAATGGAACTGATTCGTCTTCAATTTCAGGCTCAGGCTCACGACCTGGTGCCACGATAGGAAGGCCAGTTTCCTCTAACTCTTTGCTCATCAGAATCTTCTTTTGAACATAGTTAGACAAGGACTCAAATACCTTTTGGTCAAAGTTTCCAATATCAAATTTGACTGCAGGATTAACCAACTCAGGACAAGCCATACCTTTTGGTAGAGCCATGATTGAACCTACATTAGCGTAAGTTTTAGAGCCATCTTTAGAAGGCTTGTGTACCACACCCAATAGGCATGGAGCACCCAAGACATTCTCAAGACTAAAGTTACGCAATTCTTCCGCAGTAAACGGACGACCACGCCAGGCTTCCAAATCTTTACGAAGGTTAGCTTTGTCACCAATTGAAGCTGTGTATTCA